GGCGCCACGCCATCAGTGACGCCAGAGTTTGCAGCAGAGCTGAAAGAAAAAGGCTACCTTGACGCGCCAAAGAAGAAGACCGACGAATCTATAGAATCAGAATAAAATGGCCATTTTTAACGGAACAGAATTAGGCGTGTACATTGATAGCACGCTGATCGCAGCAGCCACCGACTGCTCGCTGTCTCTTAACATGGAGACAATCGACATAACCACCAAAGACAGCGCGGGCTACCGTGAGCTGCTCGGCGGTTTGAAGTCAGGCTCAATCAGCGTAAGCGGTTTGATTGACTACCTCGACGCATCGAACAAAGACGTCACAGACCTGTGGACGGCGTGGGAAAACCGCGACACCTTGACGCTGAAGTTCAGCAAGGCAAACGAAACGACAGGCGAGCTGTCTTTTTCGGCATCAGGTTTTATCACTAGCCTTGAGCAGTCAGGCGGCACTGAGGACACAGCGACGTACAGCGCGACGTTTGAGTTGACTGGTGCTATCACTGACACTGTCGCTTCATGATAGAAATCAACGGCAACGAATACCCTGTGCGGTACTCGATGAAGGCGCTCAAGAAGTTTGAACGCAAGGCCAAGGTCAACGTGTTCAGCTTGTCCGATCCATCGAAGCTATCAGCCGATGCTTGCGCTTTTCTCTGCTTTGTAGGAGTCGAGTGCGGTTGCAACTTTGAAGGCGTTGAGTTTGACATGGAGCTGCAGGAGTTCGAGGAGCACATCACCCTTGCACACGTCACGCAATGCTTTGACGTACTCGGTGAATACAACGAAAAAAAAGCGTAGACGGCAACGACAAGCCTGTAGGGTGGCCTGACGTTATTCGGATGGGGATGGGTGTGCTGCACCTGTCCCCTTCTGCGTTCTGGGAAATGACCTTTGGCGAGTTAAGCCTCGCGCTAGACGCCAACCGTGAGACGGCAGAGATGGCCGAGCGATTCGAGTGGGAGCGCACCAGATGGCTGGCCACAATCTACATGCAGCCCCATCTACGGAAAGGCCGTAAATTGCGACCAAAGGATATGATGCAGTTCCCGTGGGAGCGACCAAAGCAGAACGCAAAGAAACTAACCAAAGAGGAACTGTTAGAAGCAATTAAAGAGCGCGACGAATGGCAAAGCTGAACGATCTCATAGTAACGATAGGCGCACAGACTAAACAGTTTGACAAGGCTCTGGGCAGCAGCATGTCCAAGATGCGCAACTTCGGACGCAACACCAAGCAGCTTGGTAGGAACATGACGCGGTCGCTGACCATGCCAATCGCTGCGCTGGGTGCTGCTGCTGTCAAGAGTGCTGCCGACCTTGAAACAATGGAAACCAGTTTTGTCAGCTTGACTGGTGGAGCTAAGGAGGCGGCAGCAATGATGCGCAACCTTAATGAGTTTACAGCAAAGACACCCTTCCAAATTGAAGCAGTAGCCAAGTCAGCGCGTCAGCTGATTGCATCTGGATCAGACATTAGCCAAGTGAACGAACAGCTGCAGTTCCTTGGCGACATTGCAGCGACGAGCGGTCAGCCCATTGACGAGATAGCGGCCATCTTTTCCAAGGTCAACGCTAAGGGCAAGGTGGAGCTGGAGAGCTTGAACCAATTGGCCGAGCGCGGCATTCCAATCTTTACGGCTTTGTCAGAGGCCACTGGTTTACCAGCTGACAAGCTGGGCGCTGGTGCCGTTAGCGTGGAGCAGTTTAATGCAGTGCTGCAAAGTTTTAGCGCTGAGGGAGGTTTTGCAGCTGGCGCCATGGAACGCCTCAGCCAAACGGCTTCAGGTAAGTTCAGCACGGCGCTGGACAATTTAAAGCTAGCAGGTGCTGCGCTTGCTGAGAGCTTGATGCCTGTGCTAAAAGACATGCTTGATAAGTTTGTTGGCTTGATGCAGGCGCTCACCAATCTATCACCACAGGCCAAGCGCTTCATGCTCATTGGTGCAGGTATTGCGGCTGCTATTGGTCCACTGCTTACCATTTTACCTGCGTTGGTTCAAGGTTTCATGATGTTAGGTAAGTTCATTGCTGGTCCATTGGTGAAAGCCTTTAAGCTTATGTTTACGGCTATGACCAGTCCGATTGGTTTGACTGTGTTAGCCATCGCTGGATTGGTCGCTGCCTTCTTTTATTTTTGGGATGACATCAAGAAGCCGTTGGCCAATGCAATTAATGCGCTGATTGACATGTACAACGAAAGCGAAGGCTTGCGTATTGCTATTGCGCTATTTAAGCAGGCCTTTGTTGCTGCGTTCCAAATCATAAAGATGCAGGTGATGAACGTGGTGAACAGCTTTAAGCTGTTGTTCAAAGCAATTAAGACCGCATTCACTGATGGTTTTCAAGCAGCTGGTGAGGTGCTCACAGAAGGATTGAAAGACATTGCTGAGGATACTGCACAGGCTGGAAAGGATATTTATGAAGGATTTACTGGCGCAATTGATGACGCGAAAACAAAGGATCCTGTAGAATTTGTAACAGAGGAAGACCTTGACAGAACAAAGGACAAGGTTGTAGGTTTCTTTTCCGATCTTATTCCTTCATTGGATTTAGGAATGGGCGGCGGAGGCGGCGCAGGTGACGCAGGTATGCAACCACTAACACCGCAAGGCGTAGGCAGCGCGATACCGCAACCACAACTTATTGCACAGGCAAGCACGGCAGTAAGCGACATGGCAGAAGGTCAAGGCGAGCTGAACGATGAAATAGCAATAAGCATAAACATGGCGTCGAAGATGGAGGCGGCATACGTGGGCATTGGCATGGCAATTGGTGGCCTGATTAGTGGCACGATGACAATGGCCGACGTATTTGGTCAAGCCATTGCAGGGCTGGCAAATTTGCTGATTGATTTAGGTGCTCAATTTATTGCTGCTGGTGTGGCAGCGACGGCGTTCTATGCTAACCTTATAGCCAACCCACCAGCAGCAATTGCTGCAGGTGTTGCTTTGGTAGCGACGGGCGCAGTTATTAAAGGTTTACAATCGCGAATGGAGTCTAAGCCGCCAGCGCTCGCACAAGGTGGCCTTGCTTTTGGTCCTACGCTTGCGATGGTAGGTGACAACCAAGGCGCAGGAGTTGACCCTGAGGTAATTGCACCACTGAGCAAGCTGCAGGACATGATGGGTGGCCAGCAGGTGCAGGTCACTGGTAAGATTTCTGGACGCGACATCTTGTTGACTAGCGAGCGCAACGCAATTGACCGAAACCGAGTAAGAGGATTCTGATGGCTGACCCGATTCGACTGTACGCAGAATTTACTGACGACCAAGGCACCGACTGGCGCCTCAACATCCATGACGCAAATTTTACAGGGACTACACATTTGTTCAAATTGGGGGCTGATGGGTTTGTGCTGCGCTACGCAGGAAACAACGAAGACAGATACCAGCTCGTAATTGGTAGCGAAGTGACGTTCACGTTAATGGAACAAAATAGCGTTCATACGGGGTTCATGGACGACCTTGCGACGGCAGCAGAACAGCGTTTTAGCGTTAGCATACGCAAAGATCCAGACGGCACGAACGACTTTTGGTGGGGCGGCGTGCTGTACCCTGAACAAGTGGTACGGCCGTTCGAATACTTCCCCGTGGCAAACACGATTACAGCGGCGGACGACCTCGGCAACCTGCAAAACATTCTGTACGACAATGACGGCACTGCGTATGGGGGGGCGGTTTCTGTAGTGGATCACCTGCTGAACTGCTTAAACAAGACACGAGCGACGCACCTCTGGAGCACGGATGATTTCCTTTATTACGTCAACGATTTCAAAAGTGACGATTACGTAGGTAGCAACCAACTAGAAGACACACGCATCAGCCACTATGGTCTGTACAATCCTGACAGCAACGGACAAAACCAATTTTACAGCACGTTTGATGTGTTGGAAAACTTGGCCAAAGTATGGAACGCTCGACTGTTTCAGGCTCAAGGCAAATGGTGGTTTCTGCCTGTAGGTGCACAGAAGTACAGCACCACCTTGACCGTAGAAGGCACGCAAAAGGATGGCACTGCAATCACGCAACAAAGCATAAGCGCAAGCAAAGCATTTGACAGTACGTTTGAGCGCTTGCGAGGTTATGAGTACACGTACCTGCCACCGCTCAAGACGGTCAGCAGAGTGCGCCGATACAACGGCAACTATCCGATCGTGTTTGACAGCGTTTACACGGAGAGCGAATTTGGGACCACTAAGAGCGACACGGATATTGACTACGACACGGGCACCGTGTTCGCTGTCAGCGGTACGCTCATTTACAATTACGACGGCGACGGCATTAGCACAGGCAACGAACGTGTCGGTCGCGTGCGGTTGCAGTTTACCATCAAGGCAGGCACCAAGTACCTGCAGAGAAACGTCACATACGACGGGTCACAATTTGTGTTTTTTGGCTTTGGCGATTCTGATGAGTGGCCGTATGAATACACCAGCCACGTCTACGGTGACGTAAGCTGGCAAAGCTCCGCATCCACATTCAGTATAGTCAGCGAGATATTTGACAAGCGCGACGGCGCCGAGCTTGAACTGCCGTTCTACATCTTGAGTCCTGCTCTGGCTACAGACGAGAACGGCCTCGACATCACCATTGACATCTTTGGCATTGACGACGACGGTGCGAATAACACAAACCTCGTAGCCACATCAGGCGCTGATTTTGACATTAGCGTGCTGCGTGCAGACATCGTGGAAGGCACCGCGCTCGGCGACACTGTAGAGTTTACCGCCACGAACAGCGACGACGCGCGTGGTACCATTGATCAGGGCGAGGTCATTTTTGGTGACGAAGAAACTCAAAACGCTGACGGTATCATACGAGTGCTCAGTGGTCTCGGTCACATTAGCACTTCCGCTTGGGATAGCTTAAACGATACGTCAGCGGGACTAGGCATCAACCGCCTAGGCGTCAAGGAAATACTTGGAGGACAGCGCAAGGCCACCGAGGTGCAAAGAGGCGAGATATTTGGCAGTCAGATTTACATGTGGCAAGTGATTGACGACGGCAGCGAATACTATGCACTGTTTGAAATGACGTACACAGCACGGCCCGTATACACGCAGCTTGAGGCGTTTTACTTGACTCACGACCCCAGCACCGTGACCACTGCAATTGGTGACCCAATCAATACGAATGACCCCATCATTCTCGATCCGATTGTGGGCATCGCAGGAACGGGCGCTACCTTTAATAGATATGCAGGCAATGGCTTTGCACAGCTTGGCAGCAGAGAACAGCGAGTAAATCGTGAGATAACACACAGAAGCGGTGGCACGTCAACTGTTGGTGATACTGACCTGCATATAATGAACACGTGGACGTTAGGCAATGGCACGGCGATATTGTACTTGCCACCTATTGCAGAAAGCTACGGCCGCACTATACAATTCCACAGCGACAGCACCATAACAGCCAACACAGACGTGGAGCTGCGCATTAATTTAGCTGACGTGGGCACGGCAACAATTGACGGCAGTGCTACGTATGCCTTCAATCGAGCATATGACGGCATCACCATACTCGGTCACACCGATGACAACTGGTATGTCATCCAGAAAAAAGAAAAATGATATATATTATCTTAGCGACAGTGCTGGCTAACATAATCTACAAGGCCTACGTGTATGGCCGTGGTGACATAGCTGACGTCATTATTTTTATTGCAGCTTTCTCAATAGCCCTACAATGAGATTTTTCAATTATCATGAGTTCGACTGTCCTATCGAAGGAAAAGGGAGCGGTGAGCGCATGATGGATGACACGTTTCTTGACATGCTAGATCGCGCTCGTGCAATCGCTGGGATTCCGTTTGTGGTGACGAGTGGGTACAGATCGGAAACAGAAAATCGGAGGTGTGGAGGGGTCAAGGACTCGGCGCATATGAAGGGCCTCGCGGCTGACATTCGCTGCAGGAACTCACGAGAACGTGCTTACATAGTCGGCGCACTCATTGACGCTGGCTTTCACAGGATAGGTCTTGGCGATGGTTTTGTGCACTGCGATTGTGATGAAACAAAAGACGAGGACGTCATTTGGCTATACACATGAAGATTGAGCAAATCAGCCGCACCGTCCACAGCGTAAAGCTGGACAAGCAACCGCAGCGTATGCTGTTTATTTCTGACGTCCACTACGACAGCGTGAAGTGCGACCGCGTGATGCTGCGCAGGCACCTCGATGAAGCCAAGCGAACCGACAGCCCCGTGTTCATCTTTGGCGACTGGTTTGACTTGATGGGCGGCAAGTGGGATCCACGTTCCAGCTACAGCGACATACGCCCAGAGTACAAAAGCATCACGTACCTAGACGACGTGATTGAGGACAGCGCCGAGTTTCTGACTAAGTACAAGGACGTCATTCGTTTTATGGGCCGTGGCAACCACGAGACCAACATTGAGAAGCGCATGCACACCAGCCCGCTGGACCGCGTCGCGTACATCGTAAACAAGAACGGCGGCAACATCACCGTCGCTGGTTACAGCGGTTGGTTGTGGATGCAGATCCACGCCAACGGCAAGCGCCGCAGTTCGACGTTCGTGCACTATCACCATGGCATGGGTGGCAATGCGCCACGCTCAAAAGGTGTGCTACGTGTCGACATTGACCAGATGCAGTTTAAAGACGCCAGCTTGATCGTGCGAGGCCATACACATCAGAAGTGGCACCTGCCTATCACGGCGGATCGCATCAGCCGCTTTGGTAAGCTGTATCAGGATAGCGTGCACCATATCCAGCTGGGCAGTTACAAAATGCTAGGCGACCGCTTTGCTGGTTGGGCGACCGAGAAAGGTTTTAATACGCCACGACTTGGCGGTTGGTTTGTTACCTTGCACAACTCACATCACGATCAACCATACTGGAAGGTCGACGAAGCACAATAATATGAACGAATTACTTGGACAATACTGGGCGGAAATTGCACTGGCTATTTTGACGGCAGCAGGTACAATCACTGCACTAACAGAAACGGAGAAGGACGACAAGGTGGTTGACGTACTCAAGCGCATCATCAATGCCGTGGTCCTTGGACGCACAAAGCGGCGCAATAAAGAATAAGCCCTATATTTGACACGGTTCGCAACAAGTAGGACTGTAAACATCGTTTTTCATTTAGGTTTTAGGCGGCATTCTCAACGGGGGGTGCCGCTTTTTTTGTGCTAAATGTTGCACAGGTGTCTAAAATACCTTACAATTGCACAGAAATCTAAACGAATGGAGGACCAAATACTGCTCAAACTTGACGACGGCCTTGAGATGGTCGTGACCTTTGAAGTCGAAGCTGGCGAGGAGGCCACGCACATCTCACCGAGCCATCCGCCGACCGTGCGCATCATTCGCGTGGTGCTGTGGCAGAAGAATCACACCAGCTTTGAGCGGATCGACATCACCCGTGCCGACGACAACCTGCTGGACTGGAACCACGAACGTATTGAACAAGAGATATGGGAACATTTAGAAAACCAATAATGATGAACAAACCTATCTGTGTGCGCAGCAGTGTGCACGTTAAACCTACGCGCGACTTCAACCACCAGCAGCAGGAGCTTGCTGAACAGAAGCGCTTTGAGCGATTGATGGAACAATTTAAAGCCGACCTGATTGCGGCATACACTAAGGACCGATGAACATAGACGACATTTACGTGAGCGCCTGCCGTGGCGCCTTTGATCGCAACACGACTGAAGTGCGATTGATTGACTGGTTGGAGAACGTCCGACCTGCACACCCAAGGAACGACTGGGAGAAGAAGCAGCTACCTGCAATAATGCCGCACGGCCTTTTCTTGAACCGACGACAGGACACATTCCAAACGCACAGCGGACTGGTTCAGATTGACATCGACGCTAAGCATCAGACCGACAACATGGACGTTGACAAGATTCTGCACAATGCCGCGTATAGCGACTACATCGTGGCAGCTGGCAAGAGCTGCAGCGGTACAGGTGTGTACATGCTGGTCGCTGTCGATGGCATCGAGCAGGACAATTTCCGAGAATGCGCAGATAAAGCCATTCAATACGTTGAAAAAGCTTTTGACGTGGTGTGCGACTCACCAGTGAGCATGAACTTGAGTAGCCTGCGCTTTGCCTCACCGTATGCGCCTTATATCAACCTTGATGCAAAACCACTATGAGCGTAATTGACGAACTGAAGGCGCTGTCGAAGAAGTACGACATGCGACCTGATCACTTCCACAAAGACCCCAGAGGCTTCGTCATCATGACGCGCCGAGGCGTGGAACACGTGCAAGCTAAAATAAAGGCCGTGGTGACCTTCGAAACGGTTCCCGAATGGTCTGACCCCAGCGAGGGGAGATACTGCGTTAAAGCACACGCAAAATGCGAAATCGGGCAGGTGGAGACATATGGCGAGGTGAGCAAAAGCAACAACCGCAATGCGTACCCTATCGCCATGGCCGAAAAGCGAGCGCTATCCAGAGCCATCTTGAAGCTCGCAGGTTTCTATCAGCTTGAAGTATACGGAGAGGATGAACTTGAATGAGCTGGACGCATTCTTTGACGACGTCCAAGCCGATCAGCATGCACAACAGGAGCGCCTCAAAGATTACGCGCTGTTCCTGCTGCTGAACAGCACCATGCGCGACGACGACGACGGCCTTGAGGACGAGATAATTGACACGGAGCCAACGCTGGAACGCTGGCGTGAGATATTCGAGCGCTTGAAGCTCAACCAACTACGGACAATCGACCTGCCTAACTGGTCACAAACATCATTTAACAAATCATACAAGGACAATGGAATTGATAATTGAGGGCGTTATTCACCGCATCTGCAAACCGATTGAGTTTGACAGCGGATTTCGAAAGTGCGAGGTGCACATCGTAGTAGCAGACGGACAATATCCGCAAACGATACCTGTGGAGTTCCTGAAGGACGACGTGGACGAAGCGCTAAGCCTGACTGTAGGCGCAAACATCAAGATGCGCTGCAACGTGCGCGGCAAGGAATGGAAGAATGACACGACTGGCGAGGTCAAGGCGTTCCTGTCACTGGTGCCTTGGAAGTACGAGATACTTGAACCCAAGAGCATTCGCGAAACCGTCATCGAGGACAGCAAAAAGAACCCGCCACAGGTGGACGACATGCCTTGGTAATGTACAAGGTCAAGCTGCACCAACAACGCACCAGCATACGCTTCGAACGAGCCGACAGCATGCTGCGATACATCCAGCGCCTGAATGATCAAGGCGTAAAGTTTGAACTACAATTTGAGAGAGATGGAGATGAACCTGAAAATGTACCTGCAACATCATTACGGTAGCCTCACGGCATGCGCCGAGGCTATCGAGGTAAGCAGAGGCACCTTGCACAATTACGTGACCAAGGACCCAGAGGGCGTGCTGCGACACACCAGCCGCCTGATGAAGAATGAAAACATTAAACCACAGGATTTGATAAACGCGGTCCTGACAACACAAAACCAACATGTTTAACCTACAACAACGTTCTGAGGAGAACACAAACACCAAACCGCAAACAGTCCAGAGCACAATGGACTGGGGACGTTTTAAGATAATGCAAGGCAACCGCGAGCTGCATGAAGGCAACATTCAGGCAATTATGAACCAAATAAGCGCACACGGTCAGCGTCAACCCATTGTAATAAATGAACGCAATGAGGTAATTGACGGTCAACACCGACTGGTGGCATGCAAGCGCTTGAATACACCCGTGAAATTTATCATTGACGTTGGCGCAACAATTGACCATGTAATCAGCACGAACATCGTAGGAAAAAAATGGAGCCTAATGGACTACATCAACAGATACGTTGCAGAAGGATCACAAGATTACATGAAACTTCAGCAGTTCATTGTAAAGGCAAAAGGTTCTGGAATCGGTGCAAGTTGCGCACTTCAATTAGTGCGGGATGGTCATCGAGATGTAAGGTATTACATGTATGACGACGGTAAAATCAGATTACACAGCGGTAAACACAAGCAAAAACGTTTGTACGGCGTTGGAAATGACATCAACCTTGGCAAGTTTACTATGCCAAACAGCAAGAAAATCGAAAACCGTTTAGAGAGCGTGCTGAAATTTAGAGGTTTTCCTTTTTACAAGCATTCTCGATTTGTACAAGCGCTTTTACAAGTCATGCGCATCAAAGATTTTGATTTGAAGCGATTGGCGGCACAGGCTAACAAATATCCAAGCAGGTTCACAAATGAGCCAGACACGGACAGCTTTGTGCGCATGTTTGAAAGCGTGTACAACTACCGATTGCACAAAAAGTTACCATTGGTGAACCACCCAGAACGCCGCAAGTGAACCGCAAGTACGTGAGCATACCGATTGACATCTGGAACCTGAGCGAGCTGCACCCCAACGAACGGGTGCTGCTTGCTGAGGTCGCCAGCTTCACAGAGTGCTTTGCAGGGAACGATCACTTTGCGAAGCTCCTGAACGTATCAGAGGCGACTGCACGGGGGTACATCTACAACCTCATAAAGCGCGGTTACCTCATCCGAGAGGGCACCAGATACAATCGGCGACTGCGTAAATCTACGCAAACGAATGCGCAGAATAGCGCAAACGAATGCGTAAAACAGCGCAAACGAGTGCGTAAATCCACGCAAACGAGTGCGCAGAATTCAGCACATACTATAACATATACTAATACACCTACTAATACATCTACTAAAAGCACGCCTGCGCGTGCGGGTGTGGTGTTGCCATATGAAACCGAAAAATTTAGAGAAGCATGGACCGAGTGGCTGGAGTACAAGCGCACGGATCACCGCTTCAAATACAAAACCGCCCAAACCGAACAACGGGCACTAATGACACTAGCAAATGAGCACCCTACAGAAAGCACAGCAATCGAGGCAATTCATACAGCAATTGCAAACGGATGGAAAGGCCTCGTATTTGGTCCATCCAAGGGCAGGCGAACTAGAACCAGCGGAAAGGCAGCGCTTGAAGGAGGCGAGCTTGGCGATCAGCTTAGAGAGCTTGCAGAAACAGGAAATATCTCAGGTGACAATAGAAACCGCCTTTAAAGGCACGAACGTCCGCACAGCGCTCAAGCTGGACGAGCAGGCGACCCGTGCGGCGCTCATTGCGATGCTCGCGAAATGCGTGCGATTCGTGGACGCAAACAAGACGCTAACCGAGGGCGACGAGTACAAGATGGTACTGGACGAGCTGGTCAAAGGTTTCCCGACGTTCACCATCGAGGACTGGCGGCTGTGCCTGTACATGATGGCCAAGGAGACGTTCGGCGGATACTACGAGCGGCTGAAGCTCGCGCAGTTCGTGGAATGCTTTACCAAGTACGAGCAGCTCAAGCAACCAGTAGTCACCAAAATACGGCAAGACGAAGCTGCGGACTTTGAGCGATTGCGGACGGAGGCCTTGCGCCACATCACGCCCGAGTTTGCAACCGAAATCAACCAGATCGCAGCACGCGTGTCACCTCAGGACTGGATGCGAGGCGAAGACCGGTTGACGTACACCGAGCGCGAGGAAATGGAGAAACGAGCAAAACAAAAAACACAGGAATAATGCACGGAAACAAAAAACAGAATCCAAGGAACATAATGTTAGCTTTCAAAACAACTGCTGAGGTGAAGGAGGCTATGGAGCATTTAGCTAATTCACATGACAAAACTTTGTCGACGTATCTGCATGAAGTAATTTTTAAGCATTACTGTGAGCTGATGCAATCAGAGGCAGTGGAAGAAGCTAAAACGACTGGGAAGATGACGCTCGGTTATTTGTTGCATGCAGTAAAGAAAATGCAATGACTGACCTCGAACGCTTTTGGCACGACCTAATGGACGGTCGACGCTACATCATCAACGAAGTGTATGGTAACGAGGCCATGCTCAGATACAGGCCGCACCCCAAAGAGAAGGAGTATTTTCTAGCCAACAACGGGCGCGTACCGTCCAGCATCGAGGTGACAGAGCACACACGTAGCTTTTGGGACATGTGTGAACGCATGTACGGCCACAAACGCATGGCATACGAGGATCGCATGACCAAGAACAAGGTCAAAGCGCAGAGCTATCCCGAATACAAGAAAGGCAAGGCAGAGCGTGCGGCATTGGCGGCAAAGATTCGGGCCGTATTATTGGACCATGCCAAAGAGGAGCACCAAGACGGACAGCAAGGCCAGCAAGCAACTGCGCAAGAAACCCAAGGCCAAAAAGCCGCTCACGCACGCACAACTCAAGAAGAAGGTAGATGAGTGGTTCAGCAAATATATCAGATACAGGGCGGCAGACAAGTACGGTGAAGCCGAGTGCTGGACATGCCAACGACGTTACCATGTTAGGCATCTCCAAGCGGGACATTTTGCGTCTAGGCGGTATATGGCCACCCGATGGCACGACCCAGCGGACGGACACGGGAACGTCCAGTGTCAATGCGTTGCCTGCAATCTGTACGACCAAGGGCGTCAGTGGGCTTTCGGTCGACGACTTGACGAAGCTGTCAAAGGCAGAGCTGAAGAGATCATGCGAGATACAGAACAGGCTCGATCGTATGGAGTGGCAGAGCTGCGTCAGCTCGCCGATTATTACAAGGCACAAGTCACGCGATTCATTCTGGAGAAACCTGCCATCAATGAGCGAAGAAATAAAGCAGAAGCATATAACAGAGCTGAGAGGCGCAAGGTGGAGGATACTGTTAGCTGACCACACAACACAGTACGCCGCACGCATGCGCAAGGTTGACGAGAAACTGTACGCGCTGACGGGCAACATCATCTATGCACATGCCAACGATACCGCGTAAGCAGACGCCCGACCCACGCAAGAAGAAGCAGACACGCGATAGGCCACAAGACAAGCGCTACTGGTCAGGTGCATGGCGACGTGCGCGTCTGGCCTACATCAAGAAGCACCCGACGTGTGTGGTGTGCGACAGGCTGGCCAAGGTGGTGGATCACATCCAACCCGTCAGGCTGGGCGGTGAGTTCTGGGACAGCAGCAACTGGCAGAGCATGTGCGAGTCGTGTCATGCTAAGAAGTCTGGCGCAGAAGCTCATCAGGGGTAGGCATTGCTAAAAATC